ATTGCATCGTGGGAAACCAAAGAAAACGATGACATCATTAAGCTATGCGGAAGCGGTGTTGAAATCATACACCTTGCAGGTAAAGATTACATTGATAACCCTAAATTCGTTCACTTTATTCTAACACAATGAAACCAATAACCGATAAACAATACCACAAGGCATTATTAATATGCCAACAGTACAAAGCACAACAACACGGAACACCACTCAAATCATTCATCGAATACAACAAGCACAGAATGAGCAGAAGATTAATCAATATACTTTACAAGGCAGTTGAAATTGGACACGAAACCGTTGAGGAACTAACCGATCGTGAACTTATGCGCATTAATATGTGCGGGGTTAAAACTATTGTTGAATTTAATAACTTAATAAACCAATGAAAGAAATTATAATCAAATTCAACAGATACAATGAAATCATCGAATTAAGTGATGATGCCGAGTCGTTACCGTGGTACATATTAAATCCGATATGCGAGCATTTTAATTACAATGACATCAATATCACCTACGAAGCCGTTGCAAAGCATTACAGCAACCCTAATGGCGAAGAATGGACAGAGCATGAGTATAAACATACATCGGAACAATTCGATGCGTTACCCGAAGCATTACTAACTGAAATACTAATCAATTTAAACAACTAACACAATGAACACAATTACAGGAACCATTAGAGAAATCTACAACACCCAACAAGTAAACGACAACTTCGCCAAGCGTGAGGTAGTCGTAACCGTTGCCGACAAGTACCCACAACACATTACGGTGCAATTCACACAGGATAGATGCCCAATGCTTGACAAGTATATGGTTGGCGATAACGTGACCGTGTGCTACAACCTACGCGGTAAGCAATACCAAGGAAAGGATGGAAGCGTTAAATACTTCAACTCCATTGAGGGTTGGAAAATAGACAGGACAGAGAATGTGCCGGTAAGTGATAAAGGATTAAGCGATGACAATTTATTTTAATACTTGGAAGCTATGGAACTACAATTTTTCCCATTAGGTACTCATGGTCACAATCTCGATAAAATACTGAATGATAAAACGGCATTTGTAATTCGCAATGATGAATATGGCAGATTGTCAATATCTATTGAACCGTATAATATTGATATTGATGCCTGGGCAACTGTCGAAATTGATAAAAATCAAGCAAGATATTTGATTAATTACTTGACTGCTTATATTGCCGATACTGACATGATTGTTACAGACCCTAATAATGATTAACTAACCCCCTAAACAAACAAAACCTATGGAAACAAAAATGAGCAAAACAAAAGAAAACATTTCATTCGTTCGCAAATACATTTATGACAATTACAAAGTAGATGAAGTTATTGACTACCACGATATAGAAACTTATTTGCATAAATATAAATTGCACGGAATGACATTTTATTATTTAGTTTATTCTAAATGTTGTATTAAAATGACAAGAGGTAAGTATAAGATTACAACTAAAATGTTTACTATGGATGTTGATAAAATTATTGAATTGTCACAGGTTGTGCTTAAAGAAAAAAAGTACACACGTATTGCTAAAAACAAAAACAAAAAAACCATCACACCAAATTTATTTCAAACATCAACACAAAAGAAACAGGAAACACAAGCAGAAATTTTAACCGAGCAAATTTGTATTGATTTTTTAAAGAAACGAAACTACAAAATATCAAAGCAAGTTATTCAGTACGAAGAAATCTAACCCCCTAAAACAAACAAAAACCTATGAACACAAAAACACATTACAAAGTTTTACGCAACCCCAACTACATCGGTGGCTGGGATTTAATCGATGCAGACAAGACCGTAACCATCACAAAGGTCACAAAAGAAATGGTACACGATGGCAAGGGCGGGGAGTCCGAGTGCTGCACCATTCACTTTTCCGAGTGCAAGCCGATGGTGGCCAACGCTACGAACTTGAAGCGCATTGCCAAGCTGCACAACTCACCATTCATTGAGGAATGGATAGGCAAGCAGATAGTTTTAACAACCGAAAAAGTCCGTGCGTTTGGCGAGGTACACGATGCCGTTAGGGTGTCAACCAAGCCAGCAACCAAGCCGACAATGACTTCCGACACGTTAGCCAAAGCCAAGGCGGCAATAGCTGCGGGTTCGGTTACGCTTGATGCGATTAAAAAGAAGTACACCTTAACTGCGGAAATGGAGGCCGAACTGACCAATGGATAAGCTATTTCAAATACATTGCAGCCAAATCGGTAAGATAAGTGGCCACGTTGGATTAACAGATAATCAAACGATAAAGTTAAACGAATTAGTTGAGCGAAAAAAATTAGGACTTAAGCCACTAACTGCCAATATGGAACTTGACTTAATTGACTTAATCGAAAAAAAAAACAACCCTAAATTACCCGAAACTTGCACTACTTATTTAAAGGAATGGTACGCAAACGACCGCGAGGAGATTAGAAACAAGTACATCGACAAGGGTAACATGGTTGAACTTGACCTTATCGACTTCATGGCCGAGCAGTTGAACCTCGGAATGGCCGAGAAGAACACCATCACGATGCACAATGAGTATGTTGTTGGAACGGCTGATGTTGTTACACGCGACACAATCATTGATGTCAAGGCCGCGTGGAGCATCAAGACCCTACACGATGCCGTTACGAGTGGTATTGATAAGGACTACGAGTGGCAAGGGCGCGGTTATATGATGCTATGGGATAAGCCGAATTTTGTGGTGTTTCACGGCCTGCTCAACACACCCGAAGAAGCTAACTACGGAGTTGAGGTCAGTTACGATGATATACCTGCTGACCAACGTTGGGTAGCGTATAAGGTGCAACGTGATGTTACCATTGAGCAACAGATAATACAGAGGGTGATTGAGTGCCGGGAGTGGTTGGAGCGGTATGATATAGCGGTGCGAAATTCGATAGGCCGCTTGCATACTTAAAATAAATTAGTATATTTGCAAAATTGTTACGGTTCGACATTAAAGTAACATAACCTTATTGACCCATTTAACCGAGTACAGAAGTCGAACCCTGTACAAAGTTAGATGGGTTTTATTTTTTATGAAAATATTTGTAATATCTACCCCAAACAAAAAAAGCAAAAGGCAGATAGTTTATGCCGAAGATTTTGCTCACGCAATCCAACTTGCAAAAAAAGCAGAAAATTATGTTTACACAGAAAAAGAATTGTACGATATGAATACAATTGACAATGAGGAAAATTTTAAAAATATATTACACGCATTTTTTTACCCAATGTTTGAAGTACAACGTGAAGTAACAAGCGAATGTGGAAAAGCAAGAATTGATATGTTATTGACCGTACATGGTACGTATCATTTTGGTTTGGAATGTAAAAAAATTAACAAAAAGAAAGGCGAAGAAATTGGCGAGTATATTCAGCAAGCACACGAATATTCAAAATTAAAATGGAGGTACAGAAATGGTTTGTTTATTCAAGCACCAATATTTATTTGCCCGGCATTGTCTTATGATTATTTATTAATGAATGAAAAAACATTTGTAATTGATAACCAAACTTATCATCAAGACCGACACGATAAATTTCACAGGCATCACACCGTTAACGGAATGCTTGGTGTGTGGAACGTTGGCGAGGTTAGAAAAAATAAATTTGGGTTTCAGTTTTCAATGAATAACAAATCATTTTATGACTATCGCAGTTATAGGAATGACATATCAGCACAGGTACACGAAATCAACTACAACACCTACATCGAACGGCTATGCAACCAATAACATTCAACTATTACGATGCCGACATCAAGAGCAGCTTACCGCTTGGCAATGTTACGCTTGAATATTTTATAAACGCAATTCGCAATCCTAAAATAGACATCAAGCACATTTTTGAGCGCATACGCATAGCCGAAGAAGTTGGTGATATGGCAACCAAGCAAGCATTGAAATCAAAGCTATATTCATTCACTCCATGCGTGTACGTTCAAGGTGCGCGAAAGTATGAGAACATCAAGCATTGGACTGGATTGCTTGTGTTGGACTTCGACCACTTGGAAGTTGATTATGCAGTTGAGTTCAAGTCATACTTGTTTGATGAGTATAAATTCATAATTGCTGCATGGCTATCGGCATCACGGCATGGTGTGAGGGCATTGGTAAAAATACCGCAAGCGCATTCGGTTGAGGAGTTCAAGCAATACTTTGCTGCGATTGAGCGACATTTGAACTGCTACAATGGTTTTGATAAAGCACCAAAAAATTGTATTTTGCCCCTCTTTTTTTCATACGATGCTGAAATTTTACACCGCGATAACGCTCAAACTTGGGATGAGAAGTACATTGAACCGATACCACCACCTGTTAAGCAGTATATTATCAATGACAAAACATCGGCAGTTGAGTGCATCATTGCCAAGAAAATAAACATCATAGTTGATAGCGGACATCCTCAACTACGTGCCGCAGCGTATTTACTTGGAGGTTATGTGGGAGGAGGCCACATAGACCATTCGGATGCGGTAAGTATTATTCACAACTTAATTGAAAGCAACGCATATTTGAGCCAAAAAGCAAGTATTTACAAAAAAACTGCGGTACAAATGATAAACAAAGGAGTTAACCAACCAACTTATATTAAATAACATGAGCGAAAAATTTAAAAAACCCGAAGCAAACCCATTGCTTAATCCTGTTGACTACTTCAACTTTCACGGCTCATTCGTGTCAATATTTGATGGGGTAAAAAAAGTAAACATCAAGTCCGAAACTGAAATATGTTTGCAACACCAGGACAACCTCGACCCAAATGAACTGAATAAAGTCACGTTTACACTTAACAAAAACAATGTTGTTGAGGTGGTCAAAAAAAACGATTATCAACTTGCCGTGGGTGCGAAGTTGTCAAAGTTTATGTTGCTATCTGCCGTTAAATTCAAAGGTGATAATTTCGCAGCTATGTCATACGTTCACTTTACGCTGATGAAATCCGAAATACCTTACATTCGGGTAGGTACTGATTATTTTAAATTGATTGATAAAAAAGACCGATTTGGCTCACACAATCGATTGCTCAAACCTTGGAAGAAAGATGAAATCAAACAAGACCACGGAAAGCAATTGTTGAACATGATTTTTAAATTTGATGATTTCACTATTTACCCAGATAACATCACTTACAAACCTGTGCTTAACAACTGCTATAATTTATATGCAAAATTTGCACACGATAAAGCTATTGATGATATTGAACAAAATAACATTCCTGTTACAATGGGATTGATGAACCATATTTTTGGCGAACATTTAGAACACGGTTTGAAATACATGAAAATTTTGTATCAGTACCCGCGACAAATTGCACCTGTATTGGCACTTGTTTCTTCGGAGCGTGAAACAGGTAAGACCACATTTTTAAATTGGATACAGATGTTATTTGGCGAAAATTCAACACTCATTAACCCATCCGACTTAACATCGAATTTCAATGATGCGTATGCTACAAAAAACATCATTATGATTGATGAAACTACCATTGACAAAGTGCATGCTATTGAGAAGTTAAAATCATTGGCAACGGCAAAAACAATATCGGTTTCGCAAAAGTTTGTGAGTCATTATTCCGTACCTTTTTACGGTAAAATTATTTTATGCACAAATAAAGAAAGTGATTTTATGCGTATTGATGAGGAAGAAATTAGATTTTGGGTGCGAAAAATTAAACCTATTACCGGGAAGAAAAACACCAACATCGAAAATGACCTTAAAAACGAAATACCAAAATTTATTAAATACTTATTGCAACTGCCTGAAATAGATTTTAGCAAATCGCGCATGGTATTCACCAAGGAAGAAATAATGACCGAGTCGTTAGAAATAGTTAAGGAAGAAAGCAAAAGCCAATTACGCAAAGAAATCGAATATCTATTTATTGATTGGTTTGCTAACAATGACAATATCGATATGGTTGAAGTAACGGCAAAGGACATTAAAGAAAAATGGTTTGGCACTAACAATCAAATTTCAATCAGTTACATCCGCAAAGTTTTAAAGGATGAAATGAAAATGGTCAATTTGGAAACAAAAAAGTACAAAGGGTTTCCAGATGCCAATTCGACCTCGCAAAAGACAGGATTGCCGTTTGTGTTCACAAATCCATACCGAGTTTATAATGAGGATGTTAGGAAAAATAAGGCATCAATCGAGGATGCGGTTGATTTCTAAAAGTAATCTTACTAAAATTACTATTACTAACTAACTATATGATAATCAGCAAAGTAATAAATTCGCAAAAAGTGAACATAACTACGGTGTTTTTTCGCAATATAAGAAACGTGGGAGTTTTCCGTATTTCTTTATTACTATATATAATATATATATATATATATATATATAATATAGTAGTAGCAAGGGTTTGCCGTGGTAATTTTTTAGTAATAAAGTCGGTAATAATTCGGTAATAATCCAAAAAGTAATTTTTCTTGACATTCAAAACAATGCTTATATTTGCAACCGATGACAATCAAAGACCTCAACAACTACCTATTTGAAATCAAGCGCAGGGACAACCCAAACTTCCCCGAGCATGCACTTGTACCGGTGAAGCATTCGGACAAAACTGCAAACGGATTAGAAAAGGCCATTGTAGCATTCCTGCAAGCAGAGGGATGGCAAGCCGAACGTATAAAGAACACAGGCCGATATGTCGATGAAAGCTATACCTATGTGAACGTTATGGGTCAAACACGCAAGGCGGGAACTGGGCGGTATATTAAAGGTACGGGAACGAATGGAAGCGCAGATTTATCGGCCACAATCAAAGGCCGAGCGGTCAAGGTGGAGGTTAAAATAGGCAAGGATAGGCAATCCGAAGTGCAGAAGAAGTACCAAGCAGACATTGAACGCGCTGGTGGTGTGTACGTGATTGCCAAGGATTTTGAGAGTTGGCATGGGTGGTACTTGGAATTTATCGGAAATAATTTGTAACTTTGCGGTGGATAACTGTGTAAAATACAATAAAATACATTACAATGGGCTTTCAAAAAGGTAATACAGGCAAACCAAAAGGAGCGCAAAACAAACTAACCAAATCGGTTAAAGAAGCGTTTGAGATAGCATTTAACGAACTGCAAGGGGATGAAAATGCAAACTTGGCAACGTGGGCGAAAGCGAACACAACTGAATTTTACAAGTTGGCAGCGAAACTGATACCAACATCGGTTAATGCTGATTTAACAACACAAGGTGAGAAGTTACGCTTGTGGAAAGTTGAATTTATAGACAATGAAAATAAATAACTGCTATCGCCCCGCACTTTTAAGCCAACATAGATACTTGGTATTGAAAGGCGGGGCGGGCTGATTGGCTCTGGCAAATCAATCGCAGCCATTCAAAAGATAATACTGCGCACCACAACCGAGCGCAATCATCGTATATTGTGCATCCGTAAAGTAGCCACTACGATACGTAATTCAATATATCAGTTGTTGATTGATAAGTTACTTGAATACGATATTTATTCCGAGTTTGTCATCAACAAGTCCGAAATGCGCTTTACTCATACGCCAACAGGTAACGAGATACTTTGTGCCGGGATGGATGATGCCGAGAAAATCAAATCTATTGCAGGTATTACTTCGGTTTGGTGTGAGGAAGCAACCGAGTTAGATGAATTGGACTTTAATCAATTAGAGTTAAGGGTAAGGGGCGAAACAAGCAACTATAAACAATTCATAATCACTTTCAACCCAATATCGGAGCAACATTGGTTAAAGCGCAGGTTCTTTGATGCGCCCGATGATGATACTTATGTGTTGCATACTACGTACAAGGACAATGCGTTCCTTGATGCTGATTATATTAAACACTTAACCGAGCGAGTGAAAGCCAACCCGAACCTGCACAAAGTTTATGTGCTTGGGGAATGGGGTAAGGTCGATTTCGGTGGCGAGTTTCTTAAAAGTTGGTCCACGGTTAAGCATACCGGCATTGTAACCTACGATCCCTCACTTGCCGTTTGGCTTTCATTTGATGAAAACGTTAA